ACTTACTTTTTGCGCGTTTACGGAAAAAACTGAGGAAACAATGAGTCAGAAAAAGCGCAGCGACAAGAATAGCGTCACAGCGGCGCTGGGCGGGTTCAAGGGCGCGATGGAAAGCGTGCCGATCCCGCAAGGCGTTGAATTGCGATCCGATGAAGAATTGATAATCTGGGACCAATTCACGCGCGCGCGCGCGAGGGAAGATTGGCGGGATATGGACCTGCTTTTGCTGGCCAAAGTTGTGCGCATGGAAGCGGACATTCGCAGCTATCAAACGCAGGTTGAACAGCAAGGTTCAATCGTTGAAAACCAACGCGGCACGCCGATACCTAATCCGCTTTTGAATATCATTGACACGGTAGAGCGTCGGCAGCTTGCGGTGATACGTTCAATGAGCCTGAACCAGCAGGCCAGCGATCCGCGCACGCTCAATGGCACTGCTAAAAATACCAAGTCTGCTAGGTCTGCGATTGACGATGCTTCGGAGGGCGGGCTGATTGCCCTGCCTAACTGATGGCAACTCGCGGCGAACAGGTATGCAAGTTTGTGGAGGCTTTCTGCCCCGTGCCGGAGGGCAAGCTGGTCGGTCAGCCTCTGAAGCTGATGGCGTTTCAACGCAAGTTCATCTTGGATGTTTACGACAACCCCAAGGGCACGAGCCGCGCCTATTTGTCAGTAGGAAGAAAGAACGGCAAGAGCGCTCTTATCGCTGCAATTCTTTTGGCGCACATCGTCGGCCCAGAAGCGCGACAAAACAGCCAGATCATCAGCGGCGCTAGAAGCCGGGAGCAGGCCAGTCTAGTTTTTAAGCTGGCCGAAAAAATGGTCAGGCTATCGCCGCGCCTGTCTCAGCTAATCAAGATCGTTCCTTCGCAGAAGTCTCTGGTCGGGCTGCCCATGAATGTTGAGTATCGGGCGATCAGCGCGGAGGCTGGAACGGCGCACGGCTTGTCTCCTGTCTTGGCCATCTTGGATGAGGTCGGGCAGGTGCGCGGCCCCACTGACAGCTTCATCGAGGCGATTGAAACAGCGCAGGGCGCGCACGACGATCCGCTCTTGATTGCTATTAGTACGCAGGCGGCGACCGATGGTGATCTGTTCAGTATTTGGCTGGATGACGCCGCCAATGCGAAAGACAAGCGCATCGTGAGCCACGTCTACACCGCGCAGGAAGATTGCGAGGTCATGGACAAGGCTGCTTGGAAGGCGGCAAACCCGGCGCTGGGTGAGTTTCGCAGCCTGAAGGACATTCAAGATTTTGCTAAGCAGGCGGCGCGTTTGCCTGCCAAAGAGAACAGCTTTCGCTGGCTTTTCCTGAATCAGCGGATTGAGGCCACAAGCCCGTTTTTGAGCCGTGGCGAGTGGGAGGCCAACAAAGCGTCTCCGCAGATCGAAAGCGGCATGACATGTTTCGCGGGATTGGACTTGTCGTCCAGCCGAGACTTGACGGCTTTTGTGATGGTCTTTCCTGACGGCGACAAATACCACGTCGTGCCGCAGTTCTTCATGCCTTCTGACGGCATTCGAGAGCGCGCCAAAGAGGATAAGGTTCCCTATGACGTGTGGGCCAAGCAGGGCTTCATCACGCTGATTGACGGGCCAGTGATTGTGCCTGCTGTTGTGGCGCAGCATGTGGCCGAGGCGGCTGAGAACTTTGACTTGCAGCTACTGGCCTATGACCGCTGGCGGATCAATGATTTCACCCGCGAACTTGACACAATCGGCGTTCAGCTTCCAATGCAGCCGTTTGGTCAAGGCTTCAAGGACATGGCACCTGCTGTTGACAAGTTGGAGCGGCTGGTAGTGGACCACAAGCTGGCGCACGGCGACAATCCTGTGCTGAACATGTGCGCGGCCAACGCGATTGCAGAGCGCGATCCAGCGGGCAACAGAAAGCTAAACAAGGCCAAGTCTATTGGCAGGATTGACGGCTTGGTGGCGCTTGCAATGGCGCTGGGCAGCGAGTCTATGGTGGAGAACGTAGTGGCTTCATCGCCCTGGGATGACCCTGCCTTTACGATAAGCGCTTGATGTGTTAATTTGCCTCAAACATCGAGGACGCTCGTGATGGCATTATTTGACCGCTTCCGCAAAGCAGAGAAGCGCAATCTGGAAAACCCCAACTCTCCTGTGTCGGCAGAGGACTTTCTGCAAGTCATGGGCTGGGGCGAACTGACTGCGTCCGCTGGCGTTACGGTCAACACTGATACCGCGCTTGGCGTTCCTGCGGTCTGGGCTGCGGTCAACTTTCTGAGCGGCACGCTTGCTGGCCTGCCTTTGCACGTCTACCGCAAGACATCCAAGGGTCGCCAGCGCGCGACTGGTCCGCTTGAAGGCATCCTGCATGACGTGGCGAACGACAGCATGTCGTCTTTTGAGTGGCGCAAGTACATGTTCGACCAGGTGTTCACTGGCGGACGCTGCGTTACCTACATTGAGCGGTCTGGCAACGGCGCGGTCAAGAACCTTTGGCCGCTAGATCCGCAGTACACCCGCGTTGAGCATCGGACGCAGGATAGGCGTCAGGTTCGCGTTTATTTGCACAGGGGCCACACCTACTCTGCGTCTGAGGTGATTGACGTGCCGTTCATGCTGAAATCAAACGGCTTGGACGTTCGCGGCCCTATCTCGACCAACCGCGATGCGATTGGAATGGCGATTGCGGCGAGCCGCTACGGGGCCAAAGCATTCCAAAGCGGTGGCATCCCGCCTGTTGTGCTGCAAGGCCCGTTCCAGAGCGGCGCTGCGGCTGCACGCGCCTCTGACGACGTGGCCAAGACCACAGCGAAGCTGGCGCGCGAAGGTCGGCCCGTCATGGCCCTGCCAATGGGCCACGAGATGAAGCAGATCGGGTTTAACCCCGAACAAATGCAGCTTATCGAGTTGCAGCGTTTCAGTATTGAGCAGATCGCGCGCATCTACAGCCTTCCGCCTGTTTTCTTGCAGGACTTGACGCACGGGACGTTCAGCAACACCGAACAGCAGGACTTGCAGTTCGTTAAGCACACGCTGAAACGCTGGATCGAGCAGGTTGAGCAAGAAATGAACCTCAAGCTGTTCCCGCGTGGCTCCAAGCAATATGTGGAGTTTAATGTTGACGGCTTGCTGCGCGGCGACTTCAAGACGCGTATGGATGCGCACGCCACGACGATACAGAACGCAATCCGCACACCTAATGAAGTTCGGACGATTGAGAACATGCCGCCGGTGGAGGGTGGCGACAGCTTGATGGTTCAGGGCGCGACTGTTCCGATTTCTGCGCAAATGGGGACGCCAAATGCCGACACCGAATGAGGCAATGCGCGAAGAGGCTGAACGTGGCCTTGCTTGGCGTCGTGAGTTCGGGCGCGGCGGTACAGAAGTTGGTATTGCCCGTGCGCGTGACATTTCAAACGGTGAAAACCTAAGCATGGAAACCGTGCAGCGGATGGCCAGCTATTTTGCGCGCCACGAGGTGGACAAGGACGCCGAAGGCTTCCGGCCCGGTGAAGATGGCTATCCAAGCAACGGACGCATAGCTTGGGCGCTTTGGGGCGGTGATGCCGGGCAGTCTTGGGCCAACGCGCAACTAGAACAAGTGGACGATGAACGCAGTTCTGTGGTATTGTCGCAACAAATGGAGGCGAACATGCAGTATCGCGCAGAACCAGACGAGCTGAGCGTTGGCGATTATGTCACTTGGGACAGCTCGGGTGGCGAAGTTTATGGCCAAGTTGAGCGCATTGTGCGTGACGGCGATATTGATGTGCCGGACACTGACTTCACAATCACCGGCACTGAGGACGATCCGGCTGCATTGATCATGGTTTATCGTGAGGTCGAGGACGGCTGGGCACCTTCTGGAACCCGTGTCGGCCATAAGTTCAGCACGCTGACAAAGGTTTCGGCTCGTGCTTACGATGAGGACGGCAAAAAGAAGCGTCACATCAAACGCATTGAAGAAACTGAGACTGAGGTGATTGTTGTGTTTGGCAAGTCTGAAGAATACGAAGAGCCTGAGCTGGTTGAAGAGCAGGAGCGTGAGTTCCGCCCAACTAAGCGCATCGAAGTTCGCGCTGATGAAGATGGTAGCATTCGCGTTTCTGGGTATGCCGCGGTTTTTGGCGAGGAGACAAACATCGGCGGCATGTTCCGCGAGGTGATTGAGCGCGGTGCGTTTGCCAGCGCTATCCAGCGTCAGGATGATGTGGTTTTTCTGATTAACCACGACGGCCTTCCACTCGCACGTACGCGGTCAGGTACTTTGAATTTGCGCGAGGATGATCGCGGCTTGTTTGTCGAGACCTACCTAGATGCAAGCGACCCAGACGTGCGTAGCATTGTTCCCAAGATGAAGCGCGGAGATCTGGACAAAATGTCGTTTGCGTTTGTGCCGACGCGACAGGAATGGGATGACAGTGGCGAGATGCCACTTCGCAGCATCCGAGATTTGCAGCTTTACGATGTGTCAATCGTGACGACACCTGCGTATGAAGGCACAGAGATCGGCTTGCGTTCTCTTGAGGCGCACCGTTCCAAGAGAATGAAAACACAAGCGGCTCGCCGCCTTAGAATGAAGGCGAAGCTGCAAGAATAACGGCGGACTCCCGCTGTTTGCCTAAAACCAACCCGCCCTTGGGCAAGGCAATTGAAAGGAGACCAGCATGGCTGATCTTAAAACTTTGCGGGAGCAAATGGCGAAAATCGCCACAGAGGCCCGCTCCAAGCTGTCGGAAGTGACAGACGCAACAGAAGAAACCCGCGCGGCTGAGATCGAGCGCGAGTTCGACGCCATGATGGCAGACCACGACAAGCTGGCTGCCCGTGCCGATCGCATGGAAAAGGTGGAATCCGCGCTGCGTGCCGGTGAAGGCGTTGACCTTGATCGTCGCCCCAAGTTTGAAGATCGTTCCGCGCCTGCCGTAGACGATGGCTTCAAAATGGACTACCGCGCTGCTTTCGCTGAGATGATCGCTGCTGGTGGTGAAGGCTACGTTGACCACGAGGTTCGCAGCGTTCTGAAAGAGTACCGCGTTCAGACTGGCGGCACCACGACTGCTGGCGGCTTTACCGTGCCCACAGAGCTGGCGACCTTCATCGAAAAAGCGATGATTGCGACTGGCCCGATGTACGGCAACGAGCTGTTCACTGTCATCAACTCCGCCGACGGCCGCACGTTCAACATCCCGACTGTTGACGACACCACTGTTGCGGCTGAGGCCCACACAGAAGGCACACAGCCGACTGACGATGGCGGCAAGGATGTAACCTTCGGTCAGAAGTCGCTGGGCGCGTTTGCCTTTGACTCTGAGTGGGTTCGCTGGTCCGCAGAACTGAACGCAGACAGCATCCTGAACATGGAAAGCCTGCTTGGTGAGTTGCTTGGTGAGCGCCTTGGTCGCATCGCCAACAGCAAGCTGACAACCGGCTCCGGTTCCTCGGACGTTGAGGGCATCGTGACCAACTCGGCGGAAGGTAAAGTCGCAGCCGCAACTAACGCTATCACTGCTGACGAGATCATCGACCTGATCCACTCTGTTGACCCTGCCTACCGTTCCTCGCCCAACACCGCGATTATGATGGCAGACGCCACCCTGGCCGCTGTGCGTAAGCTCAAGGACGGCGACGGTAACTACCTGTGGCAGATGGGCAACTATCAGGCTGGCATCCCTCAGAGCCTTCTGGGCTACAACATCGCTGTCAACCAAGCGATGGCCAACGTCGGTTCCGGTGTTAACTCTAAGGTCATGCTGTTCGGTGACATGTCGAAGTTCTACGTTCGCAAGGTGGGCAATCCTTCGCTCTACGTTGCGCGCGAGCGTTTCGCGCCTGACTTCGGTATTCTCGGCTACATCCGCTTCGACGGTGTGCTGACTAACACCGCAGCGATCAAGCACCTGGCGCTGGCCGCGGCGTAAGTCAAAAAAGAGGGGCTTAACGGCCCCTCTCACCCTATTTTGGAGGGCATACAATGCCAAAAGTAAAACTGCTTACTTCGATGGCCGGAATTGATTTTTCCCACAACGCTGGCGATGTGATTGACTGCAACGCGGCAGAAGCCCAACGGTTTTTGAAGGCCGGTATTGCTGAGGCTGTGGCGGCTCCCGCTGCCAAGGTTGAGCGCGCCGTTAAGAAGCCAGTTACGCGAAAAGCGGTCGCTGAGGAATAAAAATGGATCAGCCATTGCAGCCCTTCAACTCATTGCAGCTTGTGACGGCACCAGCGGTCAAGCCTGTCACCTTGTCTGAGGTGAAGGATCAACTGCGTGTTGAGGGGCCGGACGATGATGTAATTCTGACACGCCTTATCAATGTTGCAGTGGCTTATACGGACGCAAAGGGCGCTCTTGGTCAGGCAATGATTACGCAGACATGGGCGCAGTGGATTGGCCCTAACCCGACGCAAAGCATTCGACTTCTGCTTGGCCCGATCCAGTCGGTGACGGCGGTCAAGTATTACGACGTTGACGGCGCATTGCAGACGGACACGCTCAGCAACTATCAGGTGTTTGGCACTGGTTCGGCAACAACGATTGAGCCTAAATCTGGGCAGAACTGGCCTGTTACTCAAGATCGTCCTGACGCGATCAAGATCGAGTATGTTGTAGGCTACGGCGATGCGACAACGGACGTTCCCGACACGATCCGACACGCAATGATGCTGATGGTGGGCCATTGGTATGACAACCGCGAGCAGACGGGTTTTGATGAACTATCGAATATCCCGTTTGGCTATGAGTCGCTTTTGAACATGCACCGCGAGACTTGGTATGGTTAAGGCTGGTCTTTTTCGGGATCGTGTCACGTTTCAGAGGCTCACAGAGGGCGCTGTTGACGATTACGGCAACGTCTACAGCGGCTGGAATGACCTTGCGTTCCGTTCAGGCGACTTGCGTGAGCAAAAAGGGCGTGAGCGCATTACTGGGGGCGCTTTGCAGGACAAGGCGCTGGCAACCCTGCGTGTGAGGTCAGACAGCACCACATCGGCAATCACAGCGGCTGACAGAGTTCTTGCGCGTGGCATTACTTGGGCGATCAAGGATGTGATGCAGGTTGACGCCAAGGACACTCTGATAGAGTTCGTTCTTGAAAAGGGTGTAGCGTCGTGAGGATAACAGGCCACAAAAAGCTTATGAAGCAGATGAAAGACCTGCCAAAGGAGGCGCACAAGGCGCTGGAAAAGTCTGTTGAGCGAACGGTCAATGCTGGCGTCCGCAAGGCGCGTTCTATTGTGCCTGTGCTGGAAGGTGATCTAAAGGACGGCATCAACGGGAATGTTGAGGTGCGTGAAGGCGAAATCTTTGGCTTCATCAACTTCTATGAAGGTGATTTTGAAGACGGCTTGGCTGCCAACGCGATCAACTACGGCTGGGGCAACATGGAATATGGCTATCAGTTCCGCCGAGAAGTGAAGGCGATGATTGCTGATCGGCACAAGCGCACGGTCCAGCGCAACCTTAACAAGGCTATCAAGGATGCGATGAATGGCTGATGGTTACGCGCTCGCGACACAGAAAGGCTTGCTGGCGGCTTTGAAGGCTGCGAGCGGCGTGACAGATCTTGTTTCGACGCGCATCTATGACGAGCCGCCACAGGATGTGGTTTATCCATACCTGCGCTTTAACACGATCCAGCCCAGCGCGTTTGATACAGATACAGCGGAGGGTTCGCTTGTTGATATTAGCTTTGAAGCGCATTCGCGTAGCGCATCTGGTCGCGTTGAAGCAACTCGGATTGTTGAGGCTGTAAAAAGCGCTTTGCACCGTCAGGAAAGCGCGGTCACTGTGGATGGTTATACGCTGGTCGAATTGATTTTTGACACGATTTCTGTCACAAGAGACGGCGATGGCCGTGGCTACACAGCCGTCATTGCACTTCAAGCGATGCTTGATACCGCCTGAAACCCGCGCTCTGGGCAAGCGCTCTTAAAGGAGGCCGATCATGGCTAAACAACTTGGACGCGCCCTGCTGGTCAAAATCGGCGACGGCGAAGCAGCTGAAGCATTTACGAACTTGTGCGGCTTGAACAGCAAGTCGCTCACGATCAACAACTCGTCAATTGACGTGACAACGCCAGACTGCACATCACCAGAGGGCGCGCTGTGGACCGAAACGCTTGCCGGTCTTAAGAATGTAGCCCTTTCCGGCGATGGTTTTTTTGAGGACAGCACGGCAGAGGCGCGCATGAACACCGTGGCAATGTCTGCCGACAACGCTGTGAACATGCAGATTGTCATTCCTGACTTCGGCACATATGCTGGCGGGTTCCGCATCACATCGCTTGAGTTCGGTGGCGAAACAGAAGGCGGCGTTACTTACTCTCTGTCTCTTGAGAGCAATGGCGTTATCACATTCACGGCTGCTTAAATGAGCATTACGGCTGAAGCGCCGCGCGGGGGTGTCGTCGAATATATCGGTGACACCTCCTACACGTTCCGCCTGCGCAATCGTGAGATCGAGCGGTTTGAGGACAAGTATCGCGGCATATTTGAACTGTGGGACGGCTTCTTTGGCCGTGGGACCAAGCCTTCAAGCTCCGAGTTGCGCGACCTGCTGGCGTTGGCGTTGGTTGGTGGCGGCATGAAGGATCACGAGGCAGACGAAATAATGGCCAAGTGTTCGCCTGCTGACTTGATGCGACTTTTTAAGATCGGGCAGGCCGTTTTGGGCGTGGCATTTATGCCTGATGCTGCTGAGGCGGCTGAGGCGGCTGATGTAAAAAAAAACAATCAGGACCAGCCCCTAGAAGACTGAATGTCCGGTCGATGATTAAGAACGGGATTGTTGCGGGGTTAAAACCTGACGAGATCCGTGATATGGTTCCGAAAGATACATGGCTTGTGTTTGAGGGGTGGTCTGATGCACACTCCCCAAAGAAGGCAGGCTCAGAGGCCATGACGGCTGAACAATATCGTGAACTTGTGGAGCGGGTCGATGGCAATTAGTGCGGAACAGCTTAACATCATCCTGAACGCTCGTGACAAAGAGTTCACGAAGGCGATGGATCGCAATCAAAAGCGCATTGAGCGTTTCGCAAAGCAATCCCAGAAGAGTTTGTCTGCCTCAGCCAGGTCTTTTGACATGATCGGGGCTGCGGCCAAGCGCATTGCGCCGCTTTTGGCTGCGTCTTTCAGCGTATCGGCCATTCAAGGCATGGTGAACACCACCGCCGAGATCGGTGTGATGGCGGACATTGCAGGGGTGTCTGCGGAGAAGTTTCAAGAGCTTTCTTTCGCTGCGTCAAACTTCGGCATTCAACAAGAAAAAATGTCAGACATCCTGAAGGATGTGAACGACAAGTTTGGCGACTACGTTCAAACGGGCGCTGGGCCGCTTGCTGATTTTTTTGACAACATCGCGCCAAAGGTCGGATTGACTGCGGATGCTTTTGCAGACCTTTCGTCGGATCAGAAGCTGGGCCGGTACATCTCTGCGCTTGAGGCTGCAAATCTTTCTCAGTCTGAGATGACTTTCTTTTTGGAGGCGTTGGCAAGCGATGCGACTGCGCTTCAGGGCGTGTTTGCAAACAACGGCGCGGAGCTTGACAGGTTCTCTCAGAAGCTGCGCGATGCGGGCGGCGTTATGAGCAATGAGCTGATTGCAGAGGCCCGCACGGCGAAAGAGGAGCTTAACGCGGCGGCCACCATCATAAAGGCCAACCTGACAGTTGCTTTCGCGGAACTGATACCGCTTATCGCTGCTGGCGCGGAGGGCTTTGCGAACCTTGTCACAAACATTGCGACGGCGATCGATGCAGTTCAGGACTTTCTAGATCCGCAGAGTGAGCTTGAGACGTCTATCGACAATGTGGTTTTGGCTATGGGTGACGAGATAGACCAGTCAAAGCAGCTTGACGTCGCGCTAGGTAGAAGCACAGAGGTTTCCGTTTCCGCAGCAAAGGAAAAGCTAAAAGAGGCCATGGCGCGCCACGAGAACGCAAAGGCTGCTCTGGCCGAGCGCAAGGCCATAATGTCAAGCCTTGAGGCACAAATCAGCGACATGCGGGCCAGAGGCGAGGGGAGCGGTCGCAGCGCGAGAGGCTCTCGACTTGGCGCGGACAGATTGCAAAACCGTCTGGAAGAAATGCGCGAGGGGAGCAGCGATATTGACGCGCAGTTCAGCAGAACGCAGGAAAATGTTTCTCGACTTGAGGAGGCTATTGCAAACGCTAGTGATGGGTTGGTTACGTTCGGTGAATCCTCTGCTGAGGCGATAACGCCAACTGAGCGACTTTCAGGCACAGTCTCAAGGGTCCGAACTGAAACTCAGGGTCTTGTTGATAGCTTGGTTGATGCAGCGCCTGCCATCGAAACCTTGGGCCTCAATGCTGATCAGCTAGGCGGCATCATGTCAAACGTCGAAAGCAGCATGGAAAGCGCCTTCATGTCTATGATTGACGGAACTGAGTCAGCCAAAGGTGCATTTAAGTCTATGGCATCTGAAATCATTAAGGAGCTTTACCGCGTTCTTGTCGTGCAAAGGCTGGTAAGCGCCATAACGGGTGCTTTTGGCGGCCCAGGCATGACAACTGGAACGCCATTGCAGGTTCCGTCGGGTAGCGGCGCGTCCTTGCTTCCGCCTAGCTTTTCTGGCGGCGGCTACACCGGCAATAGAGCGCGGGCAGGTGGCTTGGACGGCAAAGGCGGCTTCATGGCCATGATGCACCCGCGAGAGAGTGTGATTGACCACACCAAGGGGCAGAGCGCAGGCGGCGTCGTGGTAAACCAGACGATCAACGTCAGCACTGGCGTACAGCAAACTGTACGCACAGAAATCAAGTCGCTCATGCCGCAGATCGCAGAGAGCGCCAAGAGTGCCGTTGTGGACGCCAAGCGGCGCGGCGGCAGTTATGGAAGGTCTTTTGCATAATGGCTATTACCTATCCCCGCGACTTGCCCAGTCACACAGGCATCCGCAGCGTTGAATTGCGGGCTATCAGTGCAACGGCTCTCAGTCAGTCGCCCTTTACGTTCCAAAGCACAGCTTACGAATACGCCGGGCAGATGTGGCAGGCGGACATAGAACTGCCTCCGATGCGTCGCTCGGATGCAGAGGTTTGGGTTGCGTGGCTGCTGTCACTGCGCGGTCGCGCCAAGGACTTCCTGCTGGGTGATCCAATGAATTGTCTGCCACGCGGGCAAGCGGCTACCTTTCCCGGCACACCTATCATCACTGACCAGACCGGCGGCACGATTACTGTCACAGGCGCGTCTGTCAGCAAAACGGGTTGGCTGCTTCCCGGCGACTACATCCAGCTTGGCAGCGCCAGCACGGCCACGCTGCACAAGGTGCTGGAATCCGCCGACACAGATGCGAGCGGCGATGTCACTCTTGAGATCTGGCCCTACGTCCGGGGAACGCGCAGCGGCTCTGTGACCGTTAGCAATGCTGTCGGGCGGTTCCGCCTGGCATCCAATGAGCAGGCGTGGTCAATCAATGAGGCCAGCATCTACGGCATCACCTTCGGCGCAATGGAGGCAATCTAATGCCACGCGGCCTGAGCGCAGACTTTATCACGGCTCTGACGGCTGAGGAGGTCAAACCATTCTATGCGGCGGAACTGGACTTGGACGCGGGGCCAATCCGGCTCTGGACCGGCTACGGCGATGCCACGATCAACGGCAACACCTACACTGGCGCGGGCAATCTTTTGGGCTTCTCGGGCTTCCAAGAGGTCAACGACCTTTCTGCCAAGTCCATCACGATCACGCTGGACGGATTGGATGCGACCGTTCTTAGCTTGAGCCTGACCACGCCAATCCGCAATCGCAAGGTGCGGGTTTATTTCGGTGTTATTGCGGATGACGGCACATTCCATTCGGTTGAGATATTCACCGGGCGGGCAAATAGAATACCGTTTGAGGACAACGGCGAGTCTGGCACCGTTCAGCTAGAAGTGGACAGCAAGCTGGTTGTCTTGGAAAAGGCTTCCAACCGACGTTACACGCATGAAAGCCAGCAATCGCGGCACCCTGGCGATACGTTCTTTTCATTCGTCGCTGACTTGCAAGATAAGGATCTGGTATGGGGCCGCGCGAGAGCCTAAACGCCTACCTGTCTGAGATCCGGCACCGCCCGTTTGAGTGGGGCAAGCATGATTGCCTGACCTTTACGAATGAGGCTTGGAATCGCATGTATGGCCATGGCTGGGCTGACGAGTGGATCGGCCAGTACATGAAGGGCGACAAGCTGATCGGGCGGCGTGAACTCACGAGCGAACTGAATCGGCTCTATGGATCTTTTACGTTGGAGGGGGCCATAGCGACGCGCTGGCGGCGTGTTGAGGGCATCCCGCCGTTAGGGGCGCTGGTGGCCACTGCTAAGTCTCGGCGGTGGCATACAGGCGTTGCTATGGGCATCAGCACAGGGCGACGTGGCGTTTTCCTATCGGACGAGGGTGTGCTATACATGCCTTTGACAGACATTAAGGATGCTTGGCTCCCATGAAGCGCGAACTGATCCCATACAACGTGATGCGCCATGCCGATTGGGATCGAGCGCCTAAGATGCCTCAAGCGATTGCTGCTGCCATTGCACCGGGCCTTTTTGTCGGGGGCGTTGCGACTGGTCTTGCTGGAACCTTGCTTGTGGGGGCAATAAGCATTGGCTTATCAGCCGTCACATCATGGGCGCTGCAAGCACTTGCACCCAAGCCTGACCTTGGCCGCTTTGGCACGTCATCCGCTGGCCTGTTGGTCAATGACCGCAACGGGATCGCGCCGCATGACTTCATATACGGCGAAGTTCGCAAGGGCGGCACGGTTGTCTATGATGAAACGACAGGCACGAACAACAAGTTCTTGCACCGCGCCATCGCATTGGCTGGCCACGAGGTCGAAGAGATTGGCGACATATACCTGAATGATGAGATCGTCACTTTGGACGCCCAAGGCGTTGTAGATAGCGGCCCATATGCAGGCAAAATTCGCATAAACAAGCACCTTGGCGATCAGACGACCGCCGATGCTGACTTGCTTGCGGAAAGTGAACAGATAGACGCCAGCTTTGTTGGCAATGGCATCGCTTACATCTACGCGCGCTTTGAGTACGACCAAGACGCGTTCGCCAATGGCTTGCCGCTGATTACAGCCAAGATCAAAGGCAAAAAGGTATTTGATCCGCGCGACGACACCACGGCTTACAGCAACAATGCGGCGCTCTGCCTGCGCGACTTCCTAACGGCCAGCTATGGCTTGCAGGACAGCGACATTGACGAGGCGGCATTCCAGATCGCGGCCAATGAATGCGACGAGGCGGTTGCGCTTGCTGGCGGCGGCACAGAGCCAAAGTACACAATGAATGGCGTTGTCAGGGCAGATCAGACTTTCGGAGACGTGCTTCAACAGATGACGACCTGCTGCACCGGCACGCTGTTCTGGGGCATGGGTGCTTGGGATCTGGTGGCTGGTGCTTACTCTTCGCCGGTGCAAGACTTCGGGCTAGACGATCTCCGCGGTCCTATCTCTGTTGATCCGCTGACGAACCTGCGTGACGCTTTCAATGCCGTCTCAGGCACCTTCAACGACGCAAGCCAAGACTACATCACGGTTGACTACCCTACGATCACAAGCAGCGTGTTTGAAAACGAGGACGGCGGCGAACGCTTGCCGCTTGACCTTGAGTTGCCGTTCACCACAAGCGCCGCCACTGCGCAGCGCATCGCCAAGCTGACCCTGTTCCGCGCGCGTGAGCAGATTGGCGTGTCGGCTGACTTTAGCCTCAAGGCGTTCAACGTCGAAGTCGGCGACATCATCACGTTTACGAACCCGCGCTATGGCTGGAACGAAAAGCAGTTCGAGGTTGTCGGCTGGAACCTGAATATAGGTGAGAGCGCGGGCATTTCTGTGCGGCTGGATCTGCGCGAAACGAGCGAAGCGGCCTATGACTGGAACGCAGAAGAAGCGGCGATCATCGCCAATAATTCCAATCTGCTTTCATACACGGAGGTGCCAACGCTGGGCATTCCCGCAGACCAGATCGTGCCAAGTCTGCGCATTGTGCGCGAAAAGCTGACTGAAGTCATCTCGATCAATGTCACCACCGGGCGACCAGAAGCGGTTGATCGGGTCGAGGTTCAGTTCCAAGAGTTTTCTGACACGGACTGGAAGTCGCTGGGGTCTGGCGGTCTGGGCACATACGAGGCCGTTGATCTGCCGCCGGGTGAATACCGCTTTCGCGCCAGGGCTATCAACAGCTTTGGCTACTTTGGTGAGTTCACTGTGAGCGGCACGGTGCAAACGGCTGGATCTGCCGAGCCGCCGCAAGACGTTGACGGGCTGTTCTACGAAGTCAGCGAAGGCACTACGACGCTGGAATGGGAACCTGTCACGGATCTTGACCTGTCTTTCTATCGTATCCGCCACGCTGTTGAGACGACGGGCGCGACTTGGGCAAACGCCACCACTGCCGTTGATAAGGTTCCGCGACCGGGAACAAGCGTGGCGCTACCTACGCGGCCCGGAACGTATCTGATACGCGCCTATGACAAGACGGGCATCGCGTCTGAGAATTACACCAGCGTTGTCGTTTCAAGCGATGAAGTGCCGTCCTTTACTCAGAGCCTATCGCAGCAAGAGGACAGCACGTTCAGCGGCACCAAGACGGGCTGCGAGGTGGCAAGCGGCCAGCTTCAAATTACGGACTCGTCATCTGGACCAAGTGAGGCGACTTACGACTTCAGCACCTACATTGAAACGCATGACAGCGCAGAGCGGCGCGTTCGGGCGCGCGTTGACGCTGCGGTCTTGCGCTTGGATGAAAGCGCGGGTCTGTTTGACGATGCACCGGGCCTGTTCATTGATGCACCGGGTCTGTTCGATGATCTGGGGGGTGACGCACAGTTCGCGGATACAAACCTTTTGTTCTACATCTCGACCACACCAGACGATCCGGCGGGAACGCCTACATGGTCGCCCTACAAGCAGTTCCGAGCGGGCGAGTTTTATGGACGCGCGTTTCGCTTTCGGGTAGTTCTCAAATCAACGTCTGACAATGTTACGCCGTCGATCACGGCGCTGTCATCTATCGTGGAGTACAACTAATGGCACAGCACGACTTCAACATTGCCAATCAAACCTTTCCGGCAACGCGAGCCGACTTAAACAACGCACTTGAGGCGCTGGCTACGCTTTCCAGCGGCGCGACGGCTCCGACCACCACTTATGCCGACATGCTGTGGTACGATACGGCCAACAACATTCTCAAGATGCGCTCTGAAGCAGATGATGCTTGGCTCAGCATTGGCTACCTAGATCAAAGCGCAAACGCTTTCCGTATTCTTGATGACACGCAAGTGGTAAACACCAGTGGTACGCAAACCGGACTGTTGGGGGATCAGGCCACATCGGCTTGGGAAGCAGGTACAAGCACAACGGAGAGTCTTGTTTCACCGGCTAAGGTCAAGGCGGCGGTTGAGGCGTTTGCTCCAGCTACAAACGTAGCCACTGAAATTGCAGGCTTCTCTGCTGGCGGGGTAGGAACATATTGCTTTGCTGTTGGTAGTGCGGATGTAGCTTTCGGAAGCACGACTGCTGGCTCGAATTTGGCACCGACTTCGGCAATGTACAGGGCAACAGGTTCTAATGATCCAATGTTGCAGGGCGCATTCATTACAGGTACCGCTTTATCTGGAACATGGAGGGCAATGGGTACCTACGATGCTTCCACTGCTTGGGGTTCTGGGGTAACTGCATACGGCGCAACACTTTGGCTGAGGATTTCATAATGAACTATCGTAACGCGCAATACACCAAAGATGGCAGAATTGACTGCGAAATTGAGCATCCGAAATTTGGTTGGATTCCTTTTACCGCTGACCCTGATGACGTTGAGGATCATAGCCGAGAACTTCATAAGCAAATCCTTAAAGCAGGGAATATCGCAGCTTATACGCCGCCTCTGGGACCAACTTTGGATGAATTGGAAGCTGCTGCCCGCTCCAAGCGCAACGCCCTTCTCGCCTCTTCCGACTGGACGCAAGTAGCTGACGCACCTGTGGACCAATCAGCGTGGAGAACCTACCGACAAGCCCTGCGGGATATCACAGAGCAAGAGGGGTTCCCGGCTGATGTGGTCTGGCCCACACCCCCAGAATGACACACCTTCCCCCGGAACCTTCCCTGTGTTAAAATACAGGGGCATATGCAAACTGAACGGAGGCCGTGATGGCTACACTTAACGACCGCGTGTTCGACAACGGCCTGACCGTCCTCGACACCGAAGCAAACGCAATTCACATTACCTCGCAAGAGGCGACAAGCTACACCGATGCGACCAGCACCAGCACGCTGGGCAACAGCACGTCGCTTTCCATCGGCGCACCACAGGACCGCACAGGCGGTGGCCGTGAGGTTGTCGTGGCTGCTATCACTGACGGCTCTGTGACCGGCACCGGGACGGCCACCCACTACGCGATTGTGGACACGGTAAACAGCCGCCTGTTGGCAACTGGTTCGCTTACGGCTTCGCAGGCCGTTACGTCTGGCAACACCTTCACGCTGTCGTCCGTCGCAATCGGCATTCCTGATCCAGTCTAAGGTTTAACCCATGACCAAGCTAGTCAACCGCGCAAAGATGACCACGGCCACAACTGGCACAGGCACCATCAGCTTGTCTGGTGCGGTTGACGGGTATCAGACCTTCGCAGATGCTGGCGTGGCTGACGGGGACGTGGTGCGCTACGTCATTGAAGATGGCAGCGATTGGGAGATTGGGACAGGCACCTACACGGCCTCTGGCACGACCCTGACGCGCACGGTGCTTGAGAGTTCCAATGCTGACGCTGCCTTGAACCTGACGGGCAGTGCGGTGGTGTATGTGTCGGCTGCGGCTGAGGATATTCCTGCGGTTCAGGAGTTGTATGCTGAGAACCCGTCTAGCCCTACTGCGCCTTCTGCTACTGGCACTAATGCTGTGGCTATTGGGACGCAAGCAGAAGCAAATGGATCGGGGTCAGTCTCCATTGGAATTGACGCAACTGGAACCACCACGAACAGCCTTGCTATTGGCAACTATACCGACGCAATAGGCAACACAGGTGCGACCGCCATTGGCTTTTCCGCCCAAGCGAATGGCCTTAATGCAATGGCCCTTCAAAGATCATACGCCTCTGGCACAGACAGCTTCGCCGCATCTATAGCCAACAACACCTCTAGCTATGGCGCTACTGGCGCTAACTCTGTGGCGATTGGGTATCAGGCGAAGGCTATAGGCCAAAACTCAATGGCTTTAGGGGGAACATCAAATAATGCGAGTGGTCTTTTCAGTTCTGCTATAGGCCCAAGTTCAAACATATCCTCTGGCACATTTTCCGTTGCCATTGGGGATGCTTGCGAAGCCACCACAAACAACGCCTTTGCTCTCGGGCACGATGGCAAGTCTGTTATTCAAGGCAAGCTAGCTTATGGGTCTGGTAAGTTTAGTACGGTAAGTGACGCACAGAGTGGGATGTTTGTTCTTCGACGGGCAACCACAGACGCCACTCCAACAGACCTTACTACAAACAACGGAGCGGCATCAACCACCAACCAAGTCATCCTGCCCAACAACTCGGCTTACGCCTTTCACGGCACGATCGTGGCCCGTCAGCAAGCCTCCCAAGGCACTGCATGTGCAGCATGGAAGATTGAAGGCTTGATCCGCAGGGAAGGCTCGGCGGGGACGACAGTGCTGGTAAACTCTGCTACAACTGTGCTGGACAATACTCCCGGCTGGGGTATGGCACTGAGCGCAGACACGACCAACGGCGGCCTGAAGATTGAAGTGACGGGGGCTGCGGCCACGAATATCCGGTTCGTGGCTACAATACATACCAGCGAGGTAACATACTAATGGCTATTCAACTTGACTTGACAAACAGCCAATACGGCACCCCCTTTGCTGGTGCTTACTTCCGCATCGTCACGGCGGCTGTCTCTCGTATGCGCGAGGGTGGCCCCAAGTTCACCGTGATGATTGATGTCGCTGGCTATGCTACCGCAACGCCCGGTGATGACACCCGCGAAGTGGACTTCCGCCGCTACCACGCTGACTTGGCTGAGGTTGAGGCACAGGCTGGCGCTGAGTTCCTCGACAAGTGCTACGCTTGGGTGATGACGCAGGAAGATATGAACGGTTCTATCGCCGTATAACCTTGAGGTAAACAATGCTTGGCTTTTCCCCATTAGCTTCTGCGCCCCTCGCGGATGATGGGGCTGTAGCCGAAGTTGTCTACCTTCTGAATGGTGACGACATTACCACAGGCCAGCCTACGGTTGGTGCGTCTGACCTTGCACAAGAGCATAATCTTGCTCCTGTTGCCATCACTACGGGTCAGCCGACTGTTGGCGACAGCACTGTTGCTCAAGAGCATGACCTAACGCTTGCAGCTATTACTACAGGTCAACCTACTCTGGGAGCCTCTACGCTGGCTCAAGAGCATGACCTTGCCCCCGTAGGTATCACGACCGGTCAGCCAGCGATTGACGCCTCCAGCATTGCTCAAGAACACGACCTTGCGCCTGTCGGCATCACAACGGGCGCACCAACGCTGGATGCTGCAACGGTTCAAGAAACGACCTTCATCAGCGCAGAGCCTGTCACAGCGGGCCAGCCTATTCTGGGCGCATCTACCATTGCCCAAGATCACGATCTTGCGCTTACGGGCATCACCACCGGAAGCCCGGCTGTCCCCGGCATCACAATGTCGGAAGACGAGACGTTCAATGCGGATCCGATTGCGTCTGGCATCCCTTCTGTTGGCTCTTCTGATCTGGCACAAATTCACCAGATCGCGCCGAATGGCATAGCGACAGGACAGCCTGTTGTTGGCCCGTCGGTCATCGACCAAGTGCACGACCTTGTGGCCGCTAACATCGCCACAGAGCCGCCTACAGTGGGTTCTCCTGTCATGGTGGTGGAGAGTGTCCTGGATGGTGACAGCATCACCACAGGCCAGCCTAGCGTCTCTCAGGGGGCTATTGAGCAAGAGCACAGCCTGACAGGAACCAGCGTTGAGGCTGGCGCGCCTGTCGTGCAGCCTTCCACAATGGTCGTCACGTTCATTCTGGCGGGAAGCGACATCACAACGGGCCAGCCTATCGTCGGCCCTCTTTTCCTCAACGCCAGCCGTCGGCGGGAGGTTCACGTTTCTGATCCATCAAACAACGTGGCGCTCGTGACTATCGGCGCAAATGCGTGTATTGTGTCGGAAATTACACCCAACAGCGTGTTGGTGTCTGAAGCGAACGAGGCCGCATAATGACATTCTACGTCAAACAGAACGACACAAGCCCGTCCATGCTGGCCACGCTGCAAGATGCGAACGACACGGCGGTAAACATCACCGGCGCATCGGTCAGGTTTCACTTGCGGCCAATCGGTTCAACGCAAGTCAAGGTCGACGCTCCGGCCACGATTGTCACGGCGGATGCGGGGATTGTCCGCTATGACTGGCAAGCCGCCGACACAGACACCATCGGATCGTATCAGGCCGAGTTTGAGGTTACATACGGTGACGCCACTATTGAGACATTTCCGAACGACGGTTACATCCGCGTTGAAATTATCTCTGACATCGCGTGAGGCTGACCAATGGAAACTATGACCCTGCTCAAAACACTGTGGCCAATTATTGTCGGCTTTGTCGCCTTTTTGGCTTGGCTAATCCGGCTGGAATCAAAAGGCTTGCAGAACGAGCGTGAGATAAAGCGCCTGTGGAACCAGCGGAAAGAAGACTTGGACGCGGCGCGAGAGGATCGACAGCGCATCCATGACATCTTGACGGAAATCCAGCAGGATATAAAGGCGCTGATTGCCAGAGTCGGGAAGTGATTGACCCACTAACAGCCTTAGCCGTCGCTTCGAGCGCGGTGGCCAACGTAAAGCAGCTTATGGCTGCGGGGCAAGACGCTACGTCAGCCCTAACCAAGTTCGCCGGGGCTGTGTCAGACGTAAACTACGCAGCGGCCAAGGCAAAGAACCCCGGTATCTTTTCTGCAATTACGGGAAGCGCAGAAGAGGAAGCCATCAACGCTTTCGCTGCGCAAAAGAAAATACAGGAATACCGGCGCGAGCTTGAAACGCTGATTGCGTTTCAGTACGGGCCAAAGGGGCTTGAGGAATACAAAGCCACACTGCGCTCTGTGCGTGAGCAGCGGCGCAAGACGGCATATCGCAAGGCCGAGATTAAAGAAGCCGTCAAGGTCTGGACCATCGCCACCCTTGTCGCCCTGTCTGGCGTGGCTGGTTTGGCTTTGATTGCTTGGGGAATCGGAAAGTCGGAGGGGCGCTGGTGACGCCAGAACTGTTGAACCGCTGGCGCATATGGCCGCGATTGATAATCACGCTCTACGGATTGGCCTTCTACCGGACCACGGAATGGTTCATGGCTCTGCCGGACCCGACAAACGCGCAGTCAGCCTTTGTGAGCGTCATTGTGGGCGCGGGCGCAGGCTTCTTTGGGATATACGTCAATGGCAAAGCATCTAGCTCTAGCGTGCCTTCTGATCGCTCTGACGGG